CAAAATACTCATTTGAAGGACAAAGTCCTCCAACTTTTTTTATTTCATTCGTTTTCCTTGTCCAAACCTATATGGTTTGAATCTATTCTATCAATAATAAAATGTAATACATTCGACAATCTATGTAGTATGACCCCCATAAAAAACAACGCCAGTATATGTGGCAGTAAATGATTAATATATAAACACAGCAACACTATGCTGGACAAGCTCACCCACACTGACGTACAATAAGGACAATCTAATATATTGTGAATAAATTTTAATACTTTATTCTTACTACTAAATAAATATGCCCTCAACGGTCTAAGTATATCAGACTTAGTTAAGATGTTAGTCATAGCTTCAATTAAAATTATAGTACAAACAATTTCTAAAGCTAACATACTACCTTCTCCGTTAGAAAGCATGCCTCGCCGAAACCGGCGAGACACGCTGATATATCATTCCAACATCAATCTTATAATGATCTATCAATGATTCCCATACCCAACATACGAGGATCAAGACATGCAAATCCAATTTCTTCCCAACCAAAGAATCCAGCTTTCTGGACCCTAAGAAGGGTAGGATCGTCATATGCTTCATACTCTTTACGAACAGGCATAACCAATGAATCATTAACACTAAGGTCAAAACCAATCACCTGGGTTTCGCCCAAAGTAGCTACAGTACCATCAGCCGCAGTAACATTAGGATTATCCAGTGTATAGGCATTATACTCTTCACTACCATCGGCAATGAACTTACCATACGCTGAAGCATTTCCATTAATATTATACAAACCAGTAGCACCAAGATGCTGTACTTCATTCAGAGCAACATTCCAAATACTCCCCATACCGCCAGCCTGGAAGATTTCTCTCCTAGTTACTGGGTCAATATCGGTATCAGTCCACTCACGAATATCAGCTGCATCTTCAGGAGATACATACAGATCAGTAAGAGTTCGACCAATTCTTTTAAAACCAACAATCATCTTGTTGATAAGCTCTTTTGAAAGATATCCAGCACCAGTAGATGCAGGATTAATTTCATAAATAGGAGCAGGACGTGAGCCAAGCAGTCCCTTTCCGAAAAATCTTGAAGTGGCCGCTGGTAGAATAACCCTCCAACCACATTCCTCTTCATAATCTGCCATAGCCTTAGCAGCTTTCTCAGCAGCTCTCGCTGCAATATCAATCCTCGAATCCCTAGCATAAGTGAGTTTCCAGTCACCAGACGCATCGATAGTAAACGTAGGAACATATACTTCTTCCCCTATACCCTCGATGAAGTTCTGAGCAACATAACCAAGACCCGGTAATACCCAAACAGGAATTTCAAAGTCTTCAGCAACAGGATAACTAGCCTGTGCTCCAGGTCCTAGCCTTTCGACAGCAAACAGCTGTCTCATAATGGAGTCTCTCTCTATAGCTTGAAGGATCGGAGTTGTCAGAGCAGCAGCAAAAGCTTTATACGCCATCAATCCCTCTGGAGTATTAATAGCAGCTGTAGCATTAAACAGATCTTGCATTTCTTTTCTATCCATAACCTAACATTCCTCCCTCAAGTAGTTTTGGATGCACTATACGTGCTTTGATCCATACTTAATTTCCTTGATTTTTTTATTACACTAAAAGTTTTACCCTAATAGGATAAAGCGTGGTGTTATTATTATTAGCAGTAACTTGTGCAGCACTTGCTCCCTTAACAACAACAGCAACTGAACCAGCAGGTGTAGTCCAAGTAGTTACTGTATTACCAGTATTCTTACTTGCACCAGTATCACAAAGTTCAGACAAGCTAGACTGGCGTACCCACAGATTAACTCCAGCATTCAATGCGCCACTGCCATAATAATGAATAGTATCCCAAATACCCAAATGGGCCACACCTACAGGTGCTTCTTTACTACCAGTAATCTGACCATTAGCATCATAACTAGGTTGTGCGATAACATCAGAAGATCCAAGATCTCCAGGAAGCACCATACCAGCTGGATGAATAGCGTGATAGCCATTTTTCACCTTCTGCATCAAGAAACCAAAACAAGGTTTGTTTTCATTAGCAGCGTAAATTTTTACAGTAGTAGCCGCAGCTGAGTCATCGAGATAACAAGCTGAACCCGCATAAGCTAAAACATTACCAGTTCCACCAGAAATTGAAGTAGTGGCAAGCTGGCAAAATTGATTTTCTACAACAGGATGTCTAGGAATAAACATAATTACCTTCCCTCCTTAACTATATTTTACAACGATTACTTACTATCTTACTCTTTCTCATATTTCTTGGCCATTGCTTTACCTAATTCACTATACTTAGTAAGTAAATCAGCATTAGGAGCAGTTTCCATATTGAGTAGAGCAGCCATAGCTTTCATCGGTTCTATCGGACTATCAGAAGCGGCAGCAGCCTCTTCTTCAGCCTTTATTCTCGCAGCTTCTTCTTCAGCTTCTTTAGCAGCTTTTGCTTCTTCAGAAAGTTCCTCAGCAGCAGCAGCAGCTTCTTCAGCAGCTAGTTCTTCAGCTGTTTTTTCTTTAGGAGATGCTTCCAGCTCAGCAACAACAGCTTTGCGTAGTTCAACACGCTCCACTTTATAAGCTTCAAAATCTTCATCTTCCATTTCACGAATCTTAGCAACCTGATCTTCTATAGCTTTTTCATCAGTAGCAGACACGCCTTCGCCCTTGAGTTCTTCGAATCTAGCTTGTGTAAGCTGATCCTTTTTCATATCCTCAAGTTCTTTTTCGGCCGTTTCCGCTCTTTTGGTTAACACTTCCTTCTCAGCTTCAAAATCAGAGGTCGCTTTCTCAAGATTCTTTTCGAGTTCCTTATTAACATCGGAAAGTCCAGAAACAGCTGCTTCAGACTCCGCCAGCTTCGCTACAACTTCACTAAGTTCCTCATCTTTTGCCTCCAAAGATGTGGACAGTTCAGTTATTTTATTAGCTGACTTATTTAAAGCGTCCTCAGTCTGTTTCCTCATAGCGACTTCTTCTTTTTGCTTAAAGATCTCGTCAACAATACCTTGAACATCTTGAGTAAGTTTATCAGACATAAACTAAACCTCCTACAATAATTTTTAAAACATTAAAAAATTAACTACCAACCTCATATTAGTAATTTAAATTTCCCATTTCCTTAACCTAATACACATATCATAAAAGTAATTCTAATAATTAGCTCCAAATCTGGTTGGTATGAGTACTCAAAAAGTCATAACCAACACCTAACATAATCACAACGTCAAAATCACAGTCCGCTGACGGTGCCCCAGCAACCAACTTAACAACGTTAGTACCGGTGTCTTTAGATACATAGTATTCTAAAGCTGCGCCAGCAGCTGACAAAGGAGCTACTTGAATAATAGCGTCTGCTACGTCATGATCATTAAATGAAACACCGCTGGACACCACTACTTCGGTGGCACCTGATGCCAACGTAACAGTAGTACCCCACAGAAAGGGCAGCCTTCGACCGTTACCTAAATTTCTATACAGTACGGCTTCACCATCAGCAGCATTAACCCTAACAACTTTAGGCATGCTTTTTGTTTTTCCTACTTGTGCTTGTGGCATGAGCGATTTCCTCCTATTTTAAATTTTTAAACACCTAACAAGTTCATCAATCGTGCTAAAAGACCGCCTCGTTTGTCTTTTGCTTGCAAATCACTTAACTTGTGTTGGGTATAATCCCTTGTTACTGCTATTACTTGATGCCTAATACACTCTGGATGATCAGCTCCTCTAGAAGGTGATGTACATCCAGTGTCATAAAGTGTGCACCAATCCTCATGTAAAACCTTAACATCTGGGCCTTCAAAAGTCGCGTCTATTACACGTCTTTTATAGCTCACACAGATGCCAGGACTGGTTTGCGTGCGTATATCAACAATATCAAGATCTGCCTCTTCCTTTTTCTTACGCTTAGTTTCTGGGTCTAACTCAACTACTAGTTCTCCATTATCCAACTCTTTTTTCTTAGCTGTTTCTAAAATAACAGATCTAGGATTAGCTGGGTTCTTAACCAAACCACATCCGGAAAACATTAAGCCCTTTAAAACACGTGCAATTTCGCCCTTTGCCATCTCCTTTCCCTTTTTTAAAATCCTTGCTACACGCCCTAATACCTCATCCGAAGCCAAACCTAAAGCCTCAGCTTCTTTTTTAGATAATATAAGATCCCCTATTTTCACATCATAGTCTTGAAAATAGGTTTCCATAGATAATTTCCACTTACTCTCTTTGACTTCGCTGGCAAGTTCTGGAAATCTACTTTTATATATAATACCCGCAATCATAACATCTATATCCATCTTTTCAAGTTCATCATGATTCATGTCTTGCAAAGTATCTATATTAAGCTTAACCCCGCTTCGGTCTACAAAAGCACTTGAATATATATGCCCAATAATCTGGGTTTCATCATGTTCAATATCTAGTGCTTTATTATTAATGGTGTGGTGGGATTTTACAAGTTCGGAAGGTAAGAAAAATGCTTTATTTAGATTTTCACCAGATGACACAAAAATGCCAGAAAAGAATAACATATCTGGTGTTTTATTTTCTGGGAACGGTACTACAGAGGCCACTTCCTGTCTAAGCTCATCAGTACCCTCAAAAAGTTCTATGTTAGCCTCAAGCGTTACTGGGCTATATTTATGTTTCACAATAAGTCCTCCCCTACCTAAAATTAAAACAATAGTCCTCTATTTATAATACGGTTAGTTAAATGCCTGCCACTACTCAGAATTGGCACGTCTTAATTCTTCTAAAAATCCTCCTAAAAACATACTAAATTGATCCTCATCCATCATCTCTGCGGCAGCAGTAATTAAAGTTTTTATATTTATATTAGCAGCTTGCGGACTACCGCCAGGCTGATTGCTTGGCGATTGATTAGGCACTTTAGTTTTATTTTTTACATTAGTACTAGGTTGTTTCTTCTTGGGCACCTGTCCTTTAGGTCTGCCACTAGATGGCGTGCCCACAGGAGCATTTTGAGTAGGCTGCGTCTTTGATTGCTGAAATGGGCTGCCCAAAATACCCAAAACACCCTTCAAAACTGACGGCAACTCGTTCTCCATATTATTAAACTCATTGTCATAATCAAACCCAAGTTGCCCAAGAGCAGTTTCATACGATAACATACGTCTATCGACCAGTTGAGAAATAGTACTCATATATAGTATAATATCACGCAGTACTGTATTATCCCACCTGACTTTAGGAAATCTATCAAACCCCATAGCCTCGGCTATCTGCCTATACTCGTTATATATCCATCGCGACACTTGCTCTCTTGCATAATTTACTTCTTCTATAACCGTTTTAACAATTAACCCAGCCTCAGCTTCCTGAACATTAGTAATTCCATCAACAAGTGCTCTAGACAAAGCAAGACCACCACTAATATCTTCATTAACTTGGGCATACTTATCCTGTCCCAAAATAGCTTCAATTTCAGGTGATACTATTTTTTCAACTTCTAATGTGTGGTTCCACACAACATCAAATGACTTTGAAGTGGTATTAAATAGTTCAGCAACCGTTTCCAACTGGGTCTGTTCAGTTACTGGATACTCATCATTTCCTACTGTTATTTTCAAAATATAATTAGTAATCCCATCGAGTGTACTCAAATCTGCTTCGCGTAATGAATTTTTATATTCTATCGCATCAAAAACTTTGACGCCACGAGGCTTGGGGTAACGCTCATAAGGTTGCTTTCTATAATCTACAGCACCAACAAATAATGGGTCGAGTACAACTCCCCCACCCTCGTCAACAGACGCTTTAAAATCTGAAGGCAAAAGCTTAAGAATAAGTTTTTCATCATCAGTAAGTTCTGACACTGGTTTTTTAAGTAACTTTTTAAGACTATCTGAAGGCTTTAAAGTCACTTTAGTTTTATCAAATAACAAACTACCATCAATTTCAATCAAAAGTGGATTTAAAACAGTGTAAGCTATTGGCATAAATCCTTTAGACCACACTCTTTTTTTAGCTGATAATTCTTTATAAAGATCTCTTTCACTTTTCTTGCGTCCATCAAGAGCCTTCAACTGTTTTTCAAGATTCCGTAATCTCTTCTGGTGTATACGTGCAGCTCTCGCCGTCAACAATTTAAGATCGCCTTTGGCTTTCTTTGCACCTGGAATCGGAGACAAATAACTTACACCCGGCTCATATTTACCTATGATTTTATAAGTCCTCACCATACCAACTCTAAAAAAATCAAAAAAGATCCAATCAATAACTTGTTTGAAATTTACATCAAAATTCCAAGTATCGTAGAATGCTTTTATTGTATCATCATCAATATCATTCTCAAACCCCTTAGATGCAAAATTAGTCAAAATATCTACATGCGAACCATAGTAATCGCCTTCATAATAATATTTTATAGCTCTCTTAAATATTTCATGTGGATCCTCTTCAGAAACTGATTTCTTAATTAAATCTAATACTGAGCGGTCAATGACATTCCGCCTCAAAGTGGAAGCAGCTTCAGCAGCTCCATGTAAATTAACAGCTTTTTCTGGGGGCAGTGTGGCCAAAACTTTTTTAGTAGGACTCACGAAAAAAGTAGATGTTCCAACTTTTTCATCTACTTCAATCTTCTGAATCCCAACTTCTGGGTACTTATCCTTCAGTTCAGCTGTAACTTTGTTTAATGTTTTAGAATCCATGTAGGTACTCCTTATGTTTTATCCACAGCATTATCACCGCCGTTACCGTTCTTTTTCCAAACTCCCGCTATTTGGAAGCTTCCCTTCAAAGCCATAATAATTCCTAGTATTGAGGCAAACTGAATATTAGTAATCAAGGCTAATTTTAACAAAACAGTTATTAAAGCTATAATCCATATTTTAACGGATATCAATTGGGCAAATAATTTTTGGAACCACATATCCCAATAACTATTTTTACATATAAAATATCCCCTATCACCCCGCTTTTTTGCTTTTAGCTGTACATCTAACTCGTCTAAAAATTCTTCATCAATTTCATCAGCAAAATCATCTATCTTAGCATGTATACGATCTGACATATCTTTTACAGTAGTAACTTCAGTTTTTTCTTCCACCATAACCAAATCTCCTTAATATAATAAAGAGTACAAGCCTCTATTAAAACATAGTTAGATTATTTTATTTTAGTCAAAACAGCGTTTTTTAGATGGCCCATCCCTGATACTCCTGCCATAGAATGAGTGAATCTGCTACCTTGTTGATGTGGTCGTACTAATCCCTGGGATTCTAAAACTACATCAACTTCCACTAACTCTCTATACATTTCTCTTACACCCCAAGCAGCAAGTATAGTCGCTGAGTATAAATCCTTGTTTTGACCTTTTTTAGGCGTGTCAAAATGCCTTACCCCCCTAGCTGTTTGGGTTACAACTATGTTTAACAATTGCGCTTTCAGTATTCTGACCTCTTCATACAGTTTTTCAGCTATAAGATCAGGCGTATTTGACACAGGTAACTCTGGAAATCTTAAATCTTTGTGTTCAAACATAGCCAAGGTGTCAAAATTAGCATCGTTTATCCACGATGGAGCAGGATTTGTCATTCTTAATATATATCTTCCGGTCTTTCCTTTTGACAATTCATCGTTTGGATCCAATATAGGTTCATGATTATTATACCCCTCCCGTAATAAATCCATAACAGCATTACCACCACCTTGCGAATCCATAAATATACGTACAACATTAAACGTATCTGAAAGTCTCTGAAATTCCATAACCATTTCTTGGGTGGTCTTTTTCTTCAGTCCTGCAACATAGACTATTTTATGTGGTGATCCTACCTCTATTATAATTACACCGCACGAAGCTTTGCCGCCCTGGTTCGGGTCAATCCCCATAACATACTCTTTACCTCTCTGGCCTACAAGGCGTATACTAAAAGTACTCCCCAAAGTACATGCTTCCAACATAGATGCCTTAAAAAATCCATCACTATCTGAAACCATAGCAGCTTCGTATTCCATCATAAATTCAATACTTGACATCGTACGACGAGCTTCTTTTATATTCTCGGCATCCAAAAAACCTTTAGGTAACAATTGGTATGGTACTTGGTGCACAGCGTATTTAGTGTTTTCACCTTCTTCTTTAATGGCTTTCCAATAAGATTTCATTCTGTGCCACATATGGTTAAATTTAAAGTATCCAGACGAAGTCATTATCATTTTATTAGCTGATTCATCTGCAAAATCATCTTCCGTAGCCAATCCCTGTCTAATCATCTCCTTCTGGCGTTGGCGCTCCCGAACACGTTGCATTGGCTCAAGTGATACAGCTGCCATAGGACGAACCACTAAATCAATAATATCTGTGGGCATTTGTGCTAACTCATCTATTTGGACCAAATAAAAACGGGAACCACGAATTTTAGCACCATCAACACCTATTGGCAGTGCCTCAATAAAGCTCCCGTTAGAATAATCTGTGCCTTTAAATTTAAGAAAACAAGTGTCAGATCCTCTGGTAGGTTTTTTTGCACAAGCTTCCCTTAATATAGGCGCCCTTTGGTAAATCTTTTCTACTTCTGCAAATATCATCTTAGACTGACGAAAAGAAGGTGCGATTAATCCTACCCTATACCCAGGGTACAAAAGAGCATGTAGTGTAGCATTAACACCCAATAAGAACGTTTTACCACCGCCTCGGCCCATAACAGTGATATCAAAACTCTTAAACCACATATCACGTAATATAACTCTTTGTATGGGGGCCAAATCTACATTCAAAAGATCATAGGCCGCCATTACAGGGTCTCCTCTATAGTATTTGATCATAGCAGACCCCTGATCTATAATTAGATCCATATTCTCGTAAAGATCAATGTTAGGCAATTTACTCCTCTTCTACCACATCAGCGCCCTCATCATCACGATTACCTATAAGAAGGTCTGATTTCTTAACTTCCTCTTCTCCTACCGACATTTTGGACGCTCTTTCCATTATCTCCCTCTTTTTGTCCATATCAAAAGACACAGCCATATCAACAATAGAAAAACCGCTATACCTTTTAGGATCTATACGATCCTTCCGTCTAGCGGCTAAATTATCTTTAAGTTTTTCTGTTTGCTTTCTAAGACGTTCTATAGCAGTCGAAGCATCTATCTGCATCGTAGCATCGCCTTTACTAGCTCTTAATAATCTTATCTCTAAAACCCTATTCATAGCTATGGACATGATATCATCCATATCATTAGCAGTTAACTGCGACTCATCAAAATCCTTTAAATATATACCTACCAATGCCTCATAAGTAGCCAACTCGCTTTCATCAAATATATCAGCTGCGGGTATGGTTTTCCTCAATAAGTCTTTAAATTTAGGTGTTTTTTTCGGTCTTCCTCTCTTAGCTTTTATCATACTCTCTCCTCTATAGTAAAGAATGTAGCTCAACAAGCCTGTCTTTACCAAAAGCTTCTACAAGTTCCTCCTTTAATATTAATAAAAATTCTGGGGTAGTACTGTGCCCAAACATCTTTTCTATATCACCACCTAAACACAACTCTAATTGATTCAAATAAGACAATCTTTTTTCGGTCACCACATGTTCAGTTTCATCAATCTCATCCCTATTTTCATAGACCCAATCAGCAGCTTCTTCGGACACATATTTATACTCCTGTGCAATACTAGCTGATAACGAGTCCCTCTTTTTAAAATATGCTATTAAAGATTTAGATATTTTATCTCTAGTTTTCTTAGAATGATGGGTGCCTAGTCTCCCATGCCTTATTTTATCTTTAGTTTCCTCACTCAATCTATGCCCGAGCGGCCTTCCTCTATTCTTAGTAACCCTAACCTCATCCCCCATTTACATTACCTTTCCAAGTCTATGTCATTAATCGAACATTTTATAAGTCTACCTGACCCAAACAACTCTACAGATACAACTAATTTGTCGCCATCAATATCTACTACAGTACAAGTCATATCCACAAACGGCGTTCCTATCAACTTGTAACTTCGCCCTTTTTGTACTTCACCTGTAGGAACTAAATCTTCGTATTTCTTTTTGGACAACGCTAAAACATCTTTCATTTCTTTTTTAGAACACTGGCCTACATAGTCTTTAATCCAATTATTATTAGATATTTTTTCCTGTAAATAGTTATCACATTCATACCTAATAAATATGTAGTTACTAAACAATGCAACATCTTTAGTTTTCTTACCAGATTTAGTTTGATACTCTTTAGTCACTGTAGGATAAAAATAATCATTAATTTCTGGCAAACTATCTAAAAATTCCTTTACCCTTTTATGTCTTTGCTGGTTTATAGTCCAAACATGCCATTCTACCATAATTCACTCCTTAACTCTTTCAACTTTAGTAACTTTCTTACAATCAGGACATATACACATAACCGTGTTTACAGGGGCAGCTATCATTTTACCACATTCTACACATTCAAACCAATCATGTCTTTTATCTTTCGCCGGTTTAGAAAATGTAAAAGGTAAATTCTTATAATCGTCTGCTATTTTACTTTCCCTGTGGATTTTTTCATTATGTTTTTTTATCCCACCTTCTGGAATCCATCTACGATCAGCCATCTTTAACTGCCTTTCCTTTTATGGTCTACATGTATAAATTTCTTACTAACTACATAATCAGATACATACACACATAATTCTTCCGGCGTGTATTCAGAAAGTGGTTTCTTATCTGATCGAGAAGTCCACGGCCCATAATGATAAAAAATCCCATAATAAATAATTAGAGCTGATTCTCTACTTAATTTATCTTTAAATTTTTCTCTATAAACACTAGCAACCAACTTAGCCATTATTTGAGGGTGGTCTTTTACAGTGTGTTCGGAACTCTTCAGTCCGCGTTTTGCCATATCATGTAAAAGAGCAGCAGCACATATCTCATCTCGGTTATGTTCGCAATCAAGCCCCCGACTTAACTCGTAAGCCAAAGCAAATACCCTCTTGGTATGAAGAATAGTCCCGTCCGGGCCTAATTCATCAATAGGATGATATTTACCAGTAGAACTTGAAGGACAATCTTCAAACACATAATCTGGTGCAGCCATTATACAAGCTTCTGTAAATTCCCTAATTATTGGTTTAGATATAAGATCCAACTCATCTTTAAACGCTTCTAACCTATCCTTATAATCCATATTAATTCTCCTTTTAATAAAAAAACCCCAATACTAACGCGCACGTATGTATGGGGTATCTGTACTTAAATCTACTCTATCACGTTTTATATTAGAACTTTGAGCATTATACCCAGACTGCGGCTCTATTCGCCAATGGCGATTAGGCTGGCCACCGTACTGCAAGTTCATATTATCAAACCTACGCCTATCATCCCTTGCAAGAGTAGCTTCATATTTTATTCTAACCCAATATGGTGTTTGAAACGCTGACTCAGGCAATGCCATATTACGCCCTCTCTTTTAGCGCAGCATACTCTTCAGCACCAGATTCTTTAGCTTTATCAACTTCTTCCTGATTGGATTGCATCCAACTCATAACCCCCATTACGAACTCAGGCACCCCATCGCCTTTCCATTCATAAGAAATTCTCATATACTCATCATCGCCTCTTTTAATTCCTATACTGGCATACTTATAGTCACCGCTTTTTACGATTTCTGACCCGACAATCTCCTCTGGCATAATATTAATAGTCAATCCTTTATTTTTGGCCATCCTCTACAATCCTCCCATTTTTTATCATATTATCAAATATAATTATTGCGTCTGATGTATCCTCAGCCGCTGCATATAAATCCTCTAAAGTTCCAGAGTTATTTATTTCTATATCAAAATAATCTTCTGGCATATGATCAAGAGCAGTTTCCGACTCATGATCCATCCCATGAATTTCAGCAACATCCGATCTAGAAATTTTAATCAAAACACCTTTATTAGTTTTAACATACGCGCACTCATTGATATGTCTAACATCTGTAATTATAGCATCTTTTATATCGTTACCTATCAAATGAAGGTTAAGAGCTTTTACCCAAAAATCATGGTCTATACGTCTATAAAAACCACCTAGTTCTTGCATAATTTCTCGTGGGGTCCAATAATCCTCTAGCGGTTCTAAAACACTGCCTTTATACCCATCTAAATTTATTCTTGGTATTCTTATAAATTTAGTCCATTCTTCCTTTTTGTCTCCCCATAACTGTTCATCGGATAGTTCAAAATGTTCTTGGCACATCATTTTCAACTGTTTGGCAAATGCTACATGTTCAAAATTTCTTTGGTGCCTTTCCTTCAAACACTCTGTTAAATATTTTGCAAAAGTATCTTTTCCACTACGTGCTTTTCCTGTCACCCCTATAATCATATCTTAAGTCTCCTTAAGTCTTTTACAGCTTTATGCACTTCCGTATCCAATCTTTTAATGCCTTTAACAATATGTTTAGCTGACTCAACAACTTTATCTGTATTTTCTGACAACTCTTTTTGTTTTCTATCTATCGGTATTAATTTTACTATATACTCTTCGCACGATGTTCCACACTTATATTTAGATTTATTGAATGTTTTTATTTCTCCGGCCTCATCAAATTCTATCCAATATTTAAAAAGCATTATGAAACCTCAACATTCCAATATGCATATTCTATCTCAGAGTCTAAAGTTTTAATATCTATTTTAATATTTTCCATTTCCTTAAATAACACATCCAAGTCAATGCACAAAACTTCTACCATTGTTGTATTTTTTAGCGATGCGTAAGCTAACAAACCTTCAAAATTCCACAATTTAAAATTCATAGCATTTTTAATAGCAACCGCATCTAATAAACTTAATGTAGTATCGTTGACCTTAATTGAGGCTCTCGCCTTTGCCCTCTCAATAGTAACGGAAAACTGTTGATACTTTTTGTATAACTCTTTTAATTCTTCCAATCTACCTTCAATTAAGGTTTTATTTGTTTTAAATTCCGTTTTATCTTGAACGGTCATAAGACTTTTTATATAGTCTTCAATACCGCATATAGATTTTTTTATATAATCCTTTTCCCTAATAACCTCTGCCAAAAGCATTAACAATCTCCTTTTATTCAGGCATTACTTCTTGAGCTTGCACACCTTTATCGGTTTCTATCAACATAAATGTAACTTTTTGACCTGCCCGTAAAGTTTTATACCCTTCCATCTGTACGTAGGAATAGTGAACGAAATATTCATTCGACTCGTCTCCATCTTCCAGCACAAATCCATATCCACGTTCCGCATTAAACCACTTCACCGTTCCATTTACTCTCTCTTCCATAATACTTAAAACCTCCTCTTAATTAAATTACAACGCCTTATAAGGCGCCTACCTATATTATAGAATATTTTACTAAATTTGCTAGACAATTGTTATAAAATAGCAGCCATCAAACATCCATGAGCCACACAAGTCATTGGGTCTTTAGCTCTACGAATTGTTTTTATTTCAAAAGGAAACTTTTTATTCCCTACTTCTATTTTAAACCTATCCACAAAATTAGTGGCTAAAGCTAAACCTCCTGAGACCACAATAGGGATAGGCTCCCTAAAGGATGGAAGCTTAAACCTTTCTAACTCATAAACAATATTATCAAGAGCATAATTCATTAAAACATTATAATAAACTACAATAGCTTCTTGAATTTGTCCTTTGGGCTTTAACAAATTTACTTTAGATTCTTCCTTTTCAATTTGCACTAATGATGCACTTAAATCTAAAGCTTTGCCAACAGAACTGTCTATCCAATCACCGCCCTTAGTAAGAGAGAATTGAACTATCGGGTCTCCCTCATAACAAACCACTACGTTGACCATGCCAGCACCGAAAGACAAACACATACCTGTTAAATTATCATCCAATAATTCTGAAAAAGCAATAGCAAATCCCTCATTTAAAGGTTCAGCATTAAACCCCATTTCTTTCAAATAAGCTTTCATCATTTCTGTATGATAAAAAATATCGAAGTCACCATCAATGGGTTCTGCTGGTATAGAAAAAATTAATTTATCATCGCCAGTCCCTTGGCCTATTAAACTTTTTATAATCAACTTAATCATAGGTAAAGAAGTTTTTTCTTTGGGGGATAATACCCCACGTTTCATTGGGCGCCTAGCTTCCAAATTTCTTTCATTAGCCATATGCAACGCATCTTCACCTACCACAATAAAAGCATCGCCATCTATAATAAAATTTGCCTTACGTCCTTCTAAAGACATCTGAATACTTTTACGATTAACTTCTGATTTAGGAACCAGTTTGAAAAAAGCATCTCTCTGTCTTTTATATACCGGATTACCTTCCTCATTCATAATAGCTGAAACCAACATATTAGTTCCTATATCTAACCCAGCCCCTTTAATACCCATCATAATTCCTCCTTGCATTTTAGTAAATTTCGCAATTTAACTAAATCTGTATTTATATCACGATCCGATACTTCTTCTGAAGTTGCATCTTCTTTTATATCTATATGTGCATCTAATTTTGGGTCTACATCTTTCTCAATCGGATCTATAAATATATTATTTTCTAATGCTGGACGTCCCATCTTACTGCCCACTAAATGTTGTATAGACCCATCAGATATTCTGTCATATAATTTATCCAACTTAAATTTTAATCCTTCTAAACGCTTCGATGATTCTGTGTCAAGCTCATACCTTAGTTTAGAAATAACCACATCTTTTTCTTGTAACCGGTCTTCCAAACTTTTCAAACTACTTTCAAATTTTTTACGCTCTGACACTACTGTAGACGCCACTGCGTCCGCTATTTTTGTTCTAACCTCATCAAAAGGTAAATACTGAGAAAGATCAATTTCCGGTTGTTTTGACGCTTCTACTAAAGCCTCACGCTTAATTAACTCTCTTTGTTGCTGTAATTTCAAAGCCGCTTGCCTGTCTCGCGGACCACCGCCACCCAACTGTTTGCTAGATGATTTTTCTTTGTTATACCTGATCCTTGACATATTAACTTCTCATATACAAAACTTCATCGATGATTCCGTATTTTTTAGCTTCTTCCGCACCCATAAAATAATCCCTGCTTAAATCTTGTTTAATTCTTTTAATTGTTTTTTTAGTAATTCTAGCCACTTCAGCAATCATTCTCTCATTTAAAAACTCTGTTTCCTTCATATGTATTCTCATATCATCTATATGGCCTGAGGCACCACCTGACACCTGATGAAACATAATTCTAGCATTCTTCAATGCACTTCTTTTCCCCTTCGTACCAGCTGCTAAGGTAAACGCAGCAGCACTCGCAGCTTGTCCAATACAAACAGTGCTTATATCCGGTTTCACATAATTCATAGTATCAAAAATAGCTGTCTGAGCAGACAGGAATCCGCCAGGACTATTAATATAAATTATAATATCCTTCTCGGGATTATCCGCTTCTAAAAACAATAACTGAGCTACTACTGAATTAGCTAAATCTTCTGTAAATTCTTTACCAATAAAAATCACACGGTCTTTCAAAAGTCTTGAATATAAATCATACACTCTTTCGTTGTTTTCCGATCCTTCAATCACATAAGGCACGCTCATAAATAATTCCTCCGTAATTCTAAAAATTTATTATATTTATTATAGAACACAATTTCAACTTTGCTAGATACTGTTAGTTTTCCTACAACAAGAAAATTCTTTGTAACAGGACGTTTTTTGTGCGAAGCACACACTTATTCTTTGTACTTATTTAACTTACACTTATTATAGGGCCATATTCGGCCCGGCTAGCGGGGCCATATTCGGCCCGGCCCCCAGGCCATATTTGGCCCGGCTATTGTTCTTTACGAGCTGAATCCTCTAAAAAAGTTATTTCCTTGTCTTTACCTTCTATTTTATCATAAGTAATGAACCCTAAAACATATATGTTTTTGATATCATTGTATTTATTGTCATTGGATGATTTAGGCATATACTTGGAAGGTACGGTGAATACTTGTATGAGTCGATGTTCTTTCAAATGGTTTAAATATCGTTTAACACTACTTTCAGAAATACTGCAATTTTTTGCAATAGTTTTAATATTCGGCGAACAAGCAAGCTGCCCTCTACAATAATAATCTTCATACACATTATAATTGTCATTGGATCTGGGGGACCTGATTATATTCATCCATAAATAATCGTAGACGGTTTTAGGTCCTTTAAAGGCTTGTAAATATGTTTCACTTTTCATAACCCACTTAGGCATGCGGTATTCGTAATTATTACCGCTATAAGATTTTTCCTTTTCATTTTTCTTTGTTACAGATAATAATTTTTGATTAGTACGAAACTCAACCATAATTCTATCTATCCTTTTATTTTAAATGTTTTAAAAGAGGGAAGTCGTATTTATCATTCTCAGTTCTTGGTGTGAAGTGAGAACAATCCACAGTAGATTCCCCATCTATATCTATATCTACTATCAAGCATTGGTTTGAAATAATTATATTTTCTCCATTCGTAATCACTACATTACCTTCGTCATCTTCATATTTTTCAGAACGCATCGGTATGAAAACTCTTCTAAATCTATATTTACAATTTTTGCATAGATTCCCTTGGTTTTTGGTCATTATCTCTCCGCCGTTGTATTAAGGATCTTTGTACAGTTAACTCGTCTTTTTGTCCTTCAATCTTGTCCTCGGCTTTAAGTCTTTTAATCTTAGCATTGATAGAGTCCGGTGTTCTAACAATCGGTGGAAGATCTGCACGTCTATTTTTGTTTGCTAATTCTTCCAACCCATTCTTTAATTCTTTTATAGTTAGAATAGCGTAGTTTTTAATTAAAAACTCTTCTTCTTTCATATGCCATCCTCGTCTTGCCATAACCGTCTCCTTTAATTAATCTTCATTCAAATATATTTTGGGCATTTTACCGGATTTTCCAATACACTCATCCTGCGTAAGTGCCCAATTTAAATACAAGGTTTCCCACTCACTTTGTGAAATTTCTTTATTAAGATAGTCAGAGGTTTGGATATATATTTTAAACTTTTTTATCTCTTCCGTCTTAGTTTGTATAAATAATAATATATATTGATCTACATCCATCATAATATAATCTACTCACACAGCTTAATCTCTAACCTCTTAATTTGTCTATCTAATATCAACACCTTTTCTTGTAGTAACTTATTAGTCGGATCTGTTGATAGTTGTTGTTCTAACAAGTATTTGCGGTCACGAAGAGAATCTAAAAGATTGACATCATTAGACTTTTGCATCGATTTAAATGATTGCTGTACAGCTTGAAACGTGCCTAATACTTCTTTTGACACATCTGCTTTAGCTAACACTATCTTTTCAACAGTGATTTTGTTCATTTCTTCAGCAGCAGCTATTTTATGATATCTATTCTCAAAGGACCAAATGGCGCCAACAACTACAACCAAGATTGTTAACCCCAGCGATATCCATTTAACCATTGTTCTACTCCTTCAACTATTTGGCTGGGAGAGGAGGGGTCGAACCTCCGACTTCCTGGTTCAGAGCCAGGCGTTCTGCCACTGAACTACCTCCCAGTATGGAGCGGATACGGGGGATCGAACCCCGGTCAATGGCTTGGAAGGCCACCGCTCTACCAATTGAGCTACACCCGCTTACATTGGTGAATTTTGAGGAGCTGGCCCTTGTTGGGCTTGTAATACCTCCAAAGGTACAATTCCTATTCTAGGAATAACCTGACCGGCCTTCAAAATTACCGTAACATCTAAATCACATTTATTTTCTTGTAATATTTTTTGAATTACTGATCTACAAGCATCAACCCGTTTTTGCCTGTCCTGTTCATCCACAACCTGTTGTTCTTCTGGAGAAATCTCTCTACTAGCTGTAGATTCCATTACTTCTTTTACTTCACTTCTTACTGTATCTACCTTTTCCACATTTTCTTCCATTATTAAATCTCCTTTAATTTGTTTTTGGAGCCACCACCCGAAATCGAATCGGGGACCTCATCCTTACCAAGGATGCGCTCTGACCGACTGAGCTATGGTGGCCAGTGAGCGCATAGGGGGACTCGAACCCCCGAATAGCGAGATTAGAATCCGCCGCCGCCCCAGGGCGATATGCGCTTATAGTAATTTGAGTTTATTAAATATTCCATCATTACACACAGTTGCAATAGCTGTTAATTCATTATTAATATCTGGTTCATTAAAACCTATATATTTGATATCTTTAAACTTTAACTTATCTACCCAACGTAGAAGATCTGTCTCATTTTCAACACCTAAATAAATCAATGTCTCATTTCTCCAAGTCTGGTCATATAGTAACCATTCAGCCACTGCATGACCAGCTTGTACCGCTCTGTAAGACTCTGATAAGTCCTTACGCACTATTACGTAGAGTCTCTTGCTCATCAGAATATTCCTTTTTTATTGACAAAATCAAATCTTCGTTAGGTAAATTATCTTCTCGTGGGTTTTCTATTTCTGCTCTTGTATGACCTCTTAGTTCAGAATAAGCTATATGTTTGTGCCTATACTCTTGTCTAAGCTTCCAAAGAGTATTTGAATTTTTTAAATATACCTGACTACTTTCTGAATTCCAAGGGGCTCTTTCGTAATTACCTCTCTGATAGTCTTTATGTAATTCTCTCATTCTTCTAATTTCTTTTCCTGAATCTTTCAGCCAATTTTTAAGTTCTAACATTTTACCTTTCATAATTTATCTCCTTTAATTTGTTTAACATTTAAAAGAAAATAAATTACGGAGGCCCTCTAATAATCTACAACCCGTTAAATCGTTTCTACAACATAGTTAATCTCCTTATTGAGCGGGGAACGGGAATCGGACCCGCGCCACCAGCATGGCAAGCTGGCATTCTACCTATTAAACTATCCCCGCTTTGGAGCGAGGGGCAGGATTTAAACCTGCGTCTTCGACCTGGAAGGCCGACGCTCTATATCACTAAGCTACCCAAGCTTATTTCCATTGAGTTTTTCTACGACTTTTCCAATTTTTTCTATTACGAATATCTCCCCTTTGATAATCATCCCATGGATTAGGAAGATATTTTGCACGTCGTTTTCCTCTAACATACTCTTTGTGAGCGATACTCCACTTTTTTTCTTGTGTAATTTTAGGAACTTTATAGTGATTATGAAAGCTCCAATCTCTTTTTCCAGTAAAAGGTACTGGAGTTCTTCTATACGTAAAATCTAATCTTCTTAGAAACCACAGATGTAAATCATAACTGTGATAAGTGTTTGATCTAATATCTTGAAGAATTTCTGTGGGAGTAAAAACGCTCCCAAATTTATCTCTTACAATATATTTTGTGTAACGTTCCCCAAATTTGTAAAAATCAAACCAACGCTCCGGCCAATCTTTAAATGTAGTTACTACATGCTGTTCTACAAAATAGTATTTAACACTAGACACAAAAGTATCGTAATCAGGATAAACTTTAACCACTTGATTTTGGTCTATTAACCTAATCTCGATTTTATACTGTGGTACAGTATACATATAACACCTCCTAAGTTAAATTCACTTAAAAGGCATCATATATTCCTCCGTAGTTATATAGTAATCTATACATATTATCCTCACTATAGTAATTCAAAATGTGGTAAATCAAAAAATGATTGATCTGTTAAATCATCGTCCATGTCCCAATTTCCGCCCCATCTAATTGGTATTCCTAATGTGGCAGCTATGCCTTGAACAAACCCAGCGAATTCATAAAACTTAGCTTTATCGTTCCATCTAATATGTGGTTTCTTTTTAAACCAAGGAACAACATCTACAGCTAATGAAGGGATGCTGTTGTGCTTACTTTTGGGGTATTTTAACTTCGATAACCCATCATTGTAAGCTTTGTTTTGATCTTTTTCATTTCGGTGCCCACAAATTATTGCACAATCATAATACTTTATTACTTCGTTGAATATCCGCTGTAAATCCGGGTGGGAACGTGACAAATTCATACGAGATCTTGATCCAAAACTTGCCATTATTTCCTCCTAATACCCTTTTCCCCTATAATCTGCCAATTTTCTGGGTATATTAATTGGTCGTCTTCTATGTCATCGGGGTCACATGATTGCCAGGAAACCCCATTAAATTCATAATCACAGGTCATTTTATATATCCAAGCACCATAACTTGAACATACTTGAATATACTCCCTGTCATCAAGTCTAGTAAACCAATTTGTATGAAAAACATGATCTAGCGCTTGTAAAAAAATACGCCCTACACCATAAGGATGACCTAACAGCTCTGGGGCTGTCTCGCGCATATCTTCTTTTTGTTCTTCAGTTAAATCCTTTTTTCTCATTATTTTGTAGTACTTATGTTTCTTAAGAACTCTTTCTATATTTGATTCTCTTAATGTCCAATTAGCTTCCCATGCATCTTCATTATCTTTAGCTACTAAAACATGTCCCCAAAAGCACGGGTCTTTTTGAAATAAATTCATAAACCACACTATAATGGAATCTTTGGATGTTAATATAACATCTCCTGTTTGAAGATCCATATTTTTTATATACCCCCAGTTATTTGCGCTCCCTACATATTCTCGCTTCTTTATTATTACCTACACGGCGTCAGTGTCGGAATCTAATAGAGAGCGTCTGTTTATATTATAGAATACATTTTTGAATTTGCTAGATACTTTAATCTGTGTCGGAACATTCTGATTCTTCTTTTTCTTTTCGTAGTTTATCCCAATGTGCTTTAAGTGCGTTATGTCCAGCTATTGTTCCTATATGGTAAGTTCTATATTGAGTAATATCGGACATATGAGTTGCTTCCCAATACATTATATCTAACCCGCGGTTTCTATACAGGTCTAATGACCCATTTAACTCAGCTAGATAAATAGCTTGTAATAAAAATACATGCACCATTCTATCAGCAGCTACACCAATCTGCACATTTTCCTCTTTATTTTTAGCCATTTGAATTGCTAACACAGAAGTCCAATGAAAGATTTCTTTGTAAATCGATTTATAAGTAGATGTTACATGAGTTCCTTCTTGCCACCAAGTGGGTGGATTAGTTTCAATACCATGTTCGTTGAAATAACCCACTAAATCAGGCACATATTTGTAAGAACATCTGATTAAAGTATAATGACCTTCATAAATAAAGTGCCAGTTAGGATCGTCCTTTAAATACATATCGTAAAGTTTCATAATATGTTTAAAAGGTTTTTCAAGACCATCATCATTAAATTTAGGCAACCAAAATTCTAGAACATCATCATCATTGTACACTAACGACTGAATAGTATTTGTTTTTTTGATTATATTATATTTAACTAATAACTGTTTAGCCTTAAATGGTAGTAATTTTTGGCCTAATCTAAGTAACTTATTTCTTTTAATTCCCATTTTAATTCTCCTATTTTATTAATATCCCATAAATTCTTTCATATTTCTAAACTTCTCTTTCGAAATTTCTTTAACTGTAATTAATATTTCATCACCAATATCAGCTTCCCCAAGAATGTCAAATGCTTCTCTACAAGCTTGTCCTCTTGTAGCCCATATACAAGTAGGACTGCCTTGACTCTTAAATTTTACACCATATACTATCATTTTAATTCTCCTTTAATCACCCATCGGTAAAACTGTTTTGACACATCTATTAGCCCTACTCCACACCACTCTTATAACAGCGCCTTTAAAAAGTATATCATATATTTGCTGAATATCCTTTTTTTGCTTTTCTTCAGAAATAAATTTGACATCTCTCTTTTTATTTACACGATCACACATTTCCATATAGTCTTGTAAATCTATAGAAATATCATAACGAGATTTCATTCGTTCTTTCGTATGATTGAAACTATATTTTATATCTTTTTTAGTTTTCATATTTAGCTACTAAACGTTTATTATATTCGCAGGATGTATCGGGACAACCTTTTGTGAAAATTTTTCTATACATTGTACTTGGGTAGGGTTCCCTAACCATTAGGCGTACATTAGGCACTAAATTCTTTCCGCACACATAACACACTTCATATTCTTCACATAACTCCTCAAATACTTCATCAGCTATTTTAGCACTTAACTTATCTATTGTGTTAGACTGGTTTTCTGTAAAATCTCGTAAATACCTATTTATATATTCTATTCTTTTCATTTTGTCAATGTAATCCATTTTAGTACTCCTTACATCCTTATTAGTTTATCCCATGCTGGATTTCTTTTAATAGCCTTTTTCAGCATTTTCAATTCATCTGGATTAGTAATATCAATTAGATCTGTTTCAAGCTCAGAAAAACAATCTTCACTTATCTCTTCAATTAATTGAATTGAACCATCGTCAAAAATTATAATAGGCATTTCGTGGTCTCCCTATATTTGTTTAATATCTTCCCAAACTAAATCATCACCACGGCCAGCAGTCAACATTTTCATTTCTTTTGGGTCAATAATGTCTATTAGATTATCTTGCAATGCATCTAATAAACTATCATCCAGTTTGTCAACTGATCTAATTGAGTCGTCCTCAAAAATTATAATATACATTTTGTATCTCCTTTTAGTATTCCAAGAAAAAAGTTTTAATCATTTCAGCAGCTTCATCTACTGTTTCAACCTTAGCACTACAACATTCATCAATCCAAGGGTGGTGTGTATAAATATTACCTTCCTTACCTGTAATTGCAATAACTGGTACATAAAAAACATCACTAGCCCAAGCTAACTCTTGAACAGTGCCTATCATTGGTCTATTTACATTATGAAGCTCTAAATTAACCACTATTACGCTGGACATCTTTACTAATTGGTAATCTTTGGCCCGCAGAATTTTTTGAGATTTCTTTTTAGCTTCTTTAACAAAAGCTACGCCCTCTGAAGTGGTATTTTTCATGCCTTGATTGAACTTGTTAGCACACGGATTTACAACAACCACATTATCTACATCACTCATAAGTTCTGTAAAATCTTCACGCCATTCATAAGTTCGATTGTCCTCACTAATATTACCAGCTAAATAAATGTAATGTCTTTTCTTAGGATTTTCCATTTTCCTTCTCCTTTTTATTTTTCCACCATGCCGGTCGTATTTCGTCCACTTCTGGCCATTCATCCACTTTTTTACCATCATGGCAAAAACAATCTTCTTTGCCTACCCAATCACAGTTTGGATTTGGACATCTACGTCGTTTGGATATTATTTGAGAATGACCGTTTTCACAAAAATATACTTTTTTTAAACAGTTGTCATCATGATTATGATCAGGGGGAGAATAATACCCAAGCAAAGTTGATGCTGTGCCGTCTTCGCAAGCTATAAGTTTAGCTCCGCATATTGTACATCTCATTTAATTTTCTCCTTTTTTTCATTGACAAGAAAACAGTAAAAATCTTCACAGTAATCGTACGGTTCAGATGACTCGTTGTGTAAAGTACACCAACCCTTACCAATATAACGACCTTCTTCATCAGCGTTAAAGTTATAGTGATCACAAAAATCACATAACGGTATGCATTCTGGGCTACATAGTGTTGGCATTTTCTCTTTCCCTAAATAGTCTTATTGCACAATTTTCACATATACATCCTGGACCATATTCCTCTTCACTACTATCAATAGCAATAACGAACTTTCTTTCGTTACAAACATTACAAGTATCTATTATTACTCTTATAGTCCCAACTTTACAATGATCTGCTCTAAATAATTTATCTCTCATTATCAACACCACTTTCTTTCTCCATTTGTTTTATATAAGGTTTTGGGTCTATATACTCTATTGGAATGCCATATTTGTTCGCTAGTTCAATTTCTCCGTTTACACCATTAGACTCTTTCCACCCCGGTAACATAATTATTAACAACTTCTTACTGATTTTAATGAACTCTTCGTCTAATTCTAACCAATATTCAAATGTCCCTGGTAAGGCGTATCTTTTAGCAATATGGTGCCATGCACTGATTGGAGCAAATATAATTCTACCTTGTGTAGTCAAATCTGCTGCAACTTTATCGGAAACAAGTGATCTCCAATCTTTTAGTAATGAGTTTTCATCAGTGTATGGTAATCCTAAATACTCTATTTTACCTTTTGACATTTAATTCACCTCATTAGCAGCTTCGTAAAATTTTTTCCATATTAAGTCCATTATTTCTTGATCAGTTGTAGCTATAGCTGCTATAGCAGCTATAAGTTGCACATGGTCTGGCACGTCATCATCATCATCCATATGTGGAAAATAAATACTAACATTACTATCAGAATCCATCACTAAAGCAGCTTCGTCATCTTCTAATTTTATAGTTGTTCTTTCTTCATCATCAGTCATTATACAACTCCTCTAAAACAATTAAATATTTATTTTATATTTATCGTTATCTTTGGCATAATCGGTGGTATGAAATCTAAATGTACATTGTATATTAAACTAAAGTCAGATTCATTACTAGCACTATCTACTGCAACTACACCCAAGTTAAACACGCCTTCTGTACGTTTAAGTATCTTATTCAATCTAACACTGGTTTTATTTCCAAGATCATAACTTGGGGAGTTGTACGTTATTTCAGTTGGTGATGTTTCAATATAAAGTTTATACCCAACAACATCTGTCGAAGTAGACGGTGGAAACGAAAGCCTTACAGTTTTTATTTTAGCCATTATACATCCCCATTTCTTTCTATAGCCTTCTCTTCATAAGGAGTTAAAAGTTTAATTCTTATCCATTCAGCTGATTCTCTAAATTCATTTTTGAATTTAACTGGTGCACCATCCACACTATTATATATTTCACCCATAAAGGCTTTATAGTTATTATAGGATGGCTCGATATTGTATTTACAGTATTTGAATAAAATATAATTTATATCACCATTAGGTTTTACATCAACCTCCTCTGCTTTTTTTACCGCGTCATCTATACGCTTACCAAAATAACAAAAACGATAAGGTTTATCCTTAGACGCAAGATTTGACAAAAATAGATATATATCACCAGCTTGTATATCAAATTTTACTAATTCGTCAATTACTTCATCTAAAGCTGGCCTTCTTTCTTGTTTTACATAAGGCATTTTTTAATCCCCCGTGAATTTAACCACTATCTTAGCTAGTCTAAATGTTTCAGCCAGCATACCAGTTATTAAATTTTCTATCTCATGCTCGCTAATTTCGTTGTCACGGTACCTAATTAGCAATCTTCTTAATTGCTCCATCTCGCTTTTAGAAGGCAGTACTACTACATCAGGCATTTTGTTCCCCTCCCTCCATTATTTTACCTTTTTGCCACCAAAACCTAATAGCCTCAGCTTTTCTACCGTTCAATATAATTATATGGTCTAAATTATATTTTTTATCAAATTTTAATAAAGCGTTAGTTAAAACTTGATCATCTACTTTTTGATTAGTAAACCACCCCACCACCAAATTTTTGAATGGTACTTCTATACTAGTTTGATTTAACAGGCCTTTTCTTATTTTTTTATAAAACTTTTCTTGTATTTTTTCTAACATCTATACCTCTATTAAACATTTCTTTATATGTTTTTGCCATTCGTTTTCACAATATTTTTTGGCTTCTTCCAAATTGGTAAAAGTTTCATACCAATAATCACCACAAAAGTTACAATAAGTTAGTAGCTCATCGTCATCCCGATACTTATCTATACGAAAATAGGCAAATTTTGTATTAGCTGACCACTGTTTTTCCACATCGTCATATCTTTCAGTTGTGTTTTCATACACCCATTCTAATGGTTTTATTTTATACATTATATCCTCACAAATTTATCCGCAACACATGATTCGGACATTGATTTAGCTTGTCTTTGTCTACGTTCAGCCTGAAATTTTTCAAAACCAGCTTCAATTTCTGTGCCAATAAGGTTTTGCATATATTCACTTGGCTCGTCTTTAATAGCACAGCACCTCAAACATATTTTTTGTTCATATAATGCACCGTCTTTGGGGCCAAGAAACCATTCTCTGGATTGATGATTTATTACCTTTATTCTATCTTTAGCCGATTTACTGACCATTAATTCCAATATCTTTCTTTCACTAATAGTATTTATTACTTCCCAATCGTGTTTGCCAAAGAAACATTTAATGTGAAATGACATATTAATTCTCCTATATCGTGGTCGTTATGTATATTATAGAATAAAATCACGATTTTGCTAGATAAAAAACGGGGAGCAGCTGCACACTACTCCCCGATAACGAAATTCCTTTTAATCTAATTACTTACCACCAAACACTTTACGAAAAATCACATTTGCACTACCACTAAGTTGAGGTTCTTGTGTATAACCATTACTACTCAACAAGGTAACCGTATCTATATGTGCTTGATGCCATTCAATATCAAGATTTTCTCGAATAGTTTTAGTCAGTGCCCAAGTAAGCGCTCCTTGATATTTCCCATCTATATAAGCGTCCTCAGAACTTTGGTAATCTTTACATCCTGAAAACAATAAATGTTTTTGAACTCCAGAATCTTTTTTACCCATTTTATTTTTAGGCAATATTCTATTTAAAGACCTTGCTCTTATATCAAATGGAGGTAAAATGTTTTTTGATCTGTCACTATGGGTTTTAGATATATTTTTAGTTATAGTACCACTATGACAGGAATCACATATCATACTTAAATGAACGCCTTCAGGGATTTGTTTAAACAAAGTTCCAAGACAATCATCAGTTAAAGGGTCATCCCAATTCAAATCGTAAGGACATAAAATTTCATCTAATTGATCGTCTAATTCATCCCCATTTCTATCTCTAATTTGACTACCATGGCCTGAATAGTAAAATACTAATTCATCCCCTATTTTATAGTTTGTAAGTAACCACTCAAGTCTTTGTAGAATACCCTTTTTAGTAGCTCTTTCATCTACTAGAACACGTATATTAGCTGGGTCAAATTTAAATTGGTTGGCCAATAAACTATACATTGTTTCAGCATCATTTACACACCCTTGTAAGTCATTGCCTGGGTCCATATATTTATTAATCCCCACTAACAATGCTTTTTTTCTAGGATCTCTGGCTGAAGTATCTGGGTTTATTTTAACATCATATTTTCCGTCGTATGTATAGTCATCATCATCATTTTTCCTGTTTTTAAGTATTACCATTATAACTAAACCTATAACAACAGCGGCACCAATTACTATTAAAGGTACAGGAACTGCCATTTTTTACACCCTCCCATTTTTCATTTTAATATACACCTAATTCTTTAAGAATATCATATACACCAGATTTAACAGCTTTAAGCCTAGTAAATTCTGCAATCGTAGGTGATATAGGTTGTTTTCTTAAATACATAGGTACCTCGGAAGGAAGTTTATTGCTTTTCTTGTTGTTACAAGACTTACATGCAGCTACACAGTTTTCAAATGTACTTTTCCCTCCGCGAGATACGGGAATAACATGATCTATTGTCAATGATTTTGCTGTTCCACAATATTGACAAGAAAATCCGTCTCGTACCATCACATGTTTTTTACTGAACGGAACTTTAGTTCTATAAATAGTTCTAATTATTTTTATTAATTTCATCACTGCTGGAATTTTCACAGATACATGTTCCGCAGTTCTTACCACTACTTCAGCATATTTGATTACTGTAGCTTTTCCTTTGACCATCAGTTTAATAGCCTTCTGCCAACTAACAGTATTCAGGTATGAGTAGTCCCCATTTAGTATTACACAACTACAACTTTGCATTTTAACTTCCTCCTTTCTAACGACCCATTAATACTAATGGATCTCTAGCATTTTTTTCATACGCTTCGTAATCCTTTGGATTTTTCTTTTTAAAAATAAGTTTCAATTCTTTGTTTATTCTACCTATCCTATTTTCAATACTTTTTATTTCTCTACGCAATGACTGTCTTTCATTTACCAAAGCTTTAACGTTATTTATTTCTTCTCTTGGTACCCGTCTAATAAATTCATTTAAAGTAAATCCATACACAGGCATTTACATTTCCGCCCAATCGCCACGTATCCAAACAGTGTTAACCTCTTTTATTGCTTTAAGGCTTCCAATAATAATTGGCCCTGGTTTTGCAAGATACCCATATACCCACCAGCCTCTATCAGCTCCATCGACTTCACCATGCGTAGTTGATTTGGCCCATGTACTTGCTCTGCCAGCCGCTATGACAGCGTCTTTAATCTGTTGGTCCGTTAATTCATCAGTATCTCCCACAATATCGGATATATTATTATCTTGGATAAACTGTAGCAATAATGGCCTATCCATTCCATTTATACTGGCAATTTCGATAGTTGTTAGAGCTTTTTTAGCTCTAACCATGAAAATATATAAACCAGCTCTTGGTAAAGTAATAGCATATTCAGTAGCTTCTATATTCATATATTTAGTAACTACTTCGTTCCATTCAACCCGTTCAACATATACATCAAATGTGTTTAAGCCCTCATTAGTATTAGTCCATGCTACAGTGATTTGTTCACTTGTTAGCATATAATAAGTAACATAATCATATTGAATTGCAGCTAAAACAGGTGTCACAGTTAAAAATATACTAAGACCTATTATGAGAAATAGTTTTGCTAATCTTTTCATAAATAGTCCCTCCCAGATCCTCTAAGGTAAAAATACAGCTGCTGCTATAATTGCAGCAACTATACCCGCTATGATGATGTAATAGTAAGGGCTCCAGGTGGTACCGGAGGGACGAAATCTAAAGGGACGTCATTCATTAAACTAAAGTCAGATTCATTCCCCACATCATCCACCGCAGCTACACCTATGTTGTACACCCCATCTACAGTCCCAAGAATAGTATTCAACAGAATACTAGTATTATTCCCAAGATCATGGCTTGGGGACTCGTGTGTCACTTCTGCTGGCGCTATCTCAAGATAAAGTTTATAACCTACCGTATCCGCTGAATCAGAAGGTGGAAATGATAGAGTTACGTCTTTTATTTTAGCCATATTTCTAGTTCTCCTTTTATTTATTGACCCACTAACACAGGGCCTTTATTTAATTTTAAAAATATATCAAAAAATTTCTTTGCATGTTCTTCTGGAGTATAAATATCAAACCAAGCTAGCAATGTTCCATCCTTATTTAGGATTTTTCTCGCCGCTTTAGCGTAAATATCTAATATTTCTAATGTGTCCTCGTCTATTATAGAATAGTAATCTAAAAATATAAAATCGTACTTTTCACTTGTCTGTACTATAAAATCTAAACCACCGGCATGTACTATCCTATGCTTTGGATCATCTCTACTGGTTATCATTTCATGGACAGCTATAACATCCGGATTTATTTCAACTGTAGTCAAAGACTCTACTTCAGGGAAGGATAGAATATATTTTGAAGCTACTCCAAGTCCTAACCCTATTTCTAAGCATTTTCCACGAGGGAGGTCGCCTATTTGTTCGGACAACTCTTTTAATTCACTTTCAACCATCCAAAGATTATGCCCTGGACCTATCTCCAAATGTAGAAGTTTGTCATATAGATAAACACTGACATCCCCATGCTTAGCTATTAATTCTCCGTCTATAAAATAAATCATCCTACCTATCCTTAAACATTTCTCATAGCAATATTTAATTCTTTTTTACGAGCACGGATTTTTGATCGCCAATCAAACTTATAATTGTCTTTAAGATTTATATATTCCTTAATCAAATCAACCGCTTTCATAGTATTATAATTTTTACTCAGTACTTTAGTTGTCCTGTCTTCTTTATTTTTATTAAACCTTTCTACTAACCAAGGCTTGATATGAGTTAATCCTGGCGTAATTATAAACCCTATAACCCCTAAAATTGGGCCTCCCCAACTTAATATTGTAAACATAGTACTAGCTGTCATCTTGTTCCCCTTGTTTTATATTTTCAATCCTCTCAGCTTTACATTTACTGCTACGGCACTGCCCACCATATTTTTTACACATGATCAGTTCGTGCCCACATACGTGGCACTTTTCCAAAAATAAACCCATATTATCGTGGCACTCTCTATATTGCAAACTAAAAGGTTTATATCCTGATTCGCCTGATTTCCAGGCTTTCCAAGATTGCGGTTCTTCTAGGTCATCTGGCTTCAAACAAAATATCTTTTCTAAAATTTCTTTATCTTTAGCGTCCTTTTCCGTATCTTGGTCGTTTGTCATTCATCTATCCCCAAAATTTTATGGATTTCCTGTTTTCCTTTGTTTACTCTTGTTTTTAAACGTATATCTATTTACTCACCACCACGATAACTATAGTTACATACAGAAATTTTCGGCGGGAGTAATCACCATTTGAATTTCCACTGATTGCTAACGATGTAGTTTACTATAGCATAACAGAATCCTATAAACCTACTTATATAGTGTATACAGACTATTAGCCAAGTTAGAGGCCATAAGAAACACCAAGCTGTTGGGGTTACTAAATGGAAGTTCTCTGCAAACTTATAGAACTTTTCAAAAAACCTAAAGAACCCTATATGTATTACGAACCCTAATACGTAACCTATAACTGCTAGTTCTAATCCTGTATACATCCTAAATGCTCCTGCTTCAAAATAATGATTTAATTCTTTAACTCTAATTTATCTGTTTGTTTCAATATCTTATAATATATAATACTAAGTACAATAGATATAGGTAGTCCTATTGTTATTACATACCAGTTAAACCCAAATAAGGCTATATACGTAGCTAATAGTATTATAAATGTAGATATACTTGCTGTTTTTACTACTGTCACTGTTTATCTTCTAAATCCTCATTATTTACACTGTTTAAAGACTTTTTTAATATATCTAGTACTGCGTACTGTACTAATAGGTTTATTTCTTCATCCGTACAATCCAAACTTACTGTGGCTGATCCATCTTCATGTTCATCGATATCTAACACATTCACGGTTATTCTCCTTCGTTTATTTCTATTATTTTAATCCAGCTTGAGAATATTGCTATCACACGTGCATCAACTGCTATATCAGACAGCAAATGTAAATTTCCATTAAGTACCTGCACAAATTTAGCATCAAGTACTTCTCTTTCTTCATCACCTTCACTGTTTTTATAGGTAATTGTATATTTCATAATTATTTTCCTTTATACGTACTTATTGTATGTATTATATAGTAATATAGTATTTTACTACATGTATTATAGAATATTTTATGGGTTTTGCTAGATAGTTTGTACAGATTTATAGAGATATGCTAGAACGTGGGAATTAGATGAGATTACGTGGTTTATTTGGCACTAGCAGATTGGAGTTCTTCTATTTCTAGTACATAACATTTTCTATCTACATCCAGTTTGTAAATAGAATGTTGCTCATATTTATCTTGGTATCCAAAAACTAATAATTCTATTGTGTCTGCATCTATAATTCCAAAAACAAATATGATGACTGAAGTTACTTCACCTTCAGGCACATCTACACTTGTAAATGGTGTTCCTGGCACGTAATCTGTTTGCCAATTTATCTTTGGGTTTCCTGCTACAACTATTATTAATAAACTATCAGTTGGGTATATACTTAACTTTGGCCATGTTTCCAATGCCTCATGTGGATTAAATGGGCTTTTCCAACAATTGTATTGCGTGTACATCGATGTATTAGACTCCGGCGCTTTTTCTTCTACTACTGGATTAGTTATAATAGGTTTCTCAGGCTGTTGGGCTGCACAAGCAAATAATAGTAACAGGGAGCCAAGTATTAATAGAAAAGCGATTTTTAGAGCTTTCACAGTTTACCTCCTTTTGTTTGTAGTATACTGTACTATTTATTAGTTATTATAGAATACTTTTGCCATTTTGCTAGACACATCGTGGTCATAGACCCTTTTCAGCCAAATTTATTGCTAGAGGCTCCCCTATATATAATGTACATATATAAACAAACATAAGTGGTTATAGCCCCCCTTATGTAAATACAACTGAAAGGAGATTATCATGAAGAATAGTAAAGTAGTATATGTTGAAAAGTGGATTTGTAGGAAGTGTGATAGAAACTCTAAATGTACAGAATGTGAGTATTATGGTAAACTGTTAGACCAGGACGTAGAAAATGAGTTAAAAAAGAAACATGGGTAGAAAGGAGAGTTGTTATGATTACGTATCTTGCGTGTCCTTATTCACACAACAATAAAAAAATTGAATTGATGAGATTCGAGATTGCAAACTTTGTTGCATCTACACTTATGAAACAAGGAGAGATTATATTCTCCCCCATCTCTCACACTCATCCGATGGTACAATACGGACTTCCAGGTGACTGGAACTACTGGAAGTCACAGGATAGAGAGTTCCTGGGTGTATGTGGACGATTTAAGATAGTAAAGATAGAGGGTTGGAACAAGTCCTCTGGGGTTACCGCAGAGAAAGAACATATGGAAGAACGTGGTATAGAGATAGAATATGTCAACCCGTATGAATTAGAAGGGTTTACGGACTTCATTAAACAATGGAAGGAGGTGGTATAACACTATGGTAGATGATTTCTTGGAAGACATTGGTGAAGGCGCATACTTCTTAGATGAGGAGAATGCAAACGATAACGTAGATGAACATCCCACAGATGTTCTCATAGACGAGTTGGAGGAGGTGGTATAAAATGTTAAGAGGTAGTGTGATACAAACAGTATTTTGGCCAGCAGTCACACTGAAACCAAACCCTACCCCGCAGAAGCATAAGCGGGAAAAAGACCCTTTCTTTAAGAACCATAAGAGAGGTGCGCAGATGATACTGCGTAGGAAGGTTGCGGCAGTGTAACATTCAACAGGGGCAAGGGGGAGGCATTGGGTCTCCCCCATCTATTAAGGGGTATAACATAGTTGTATCTCTTAGTGGATGTATAAGATGTTTGGTATTAACCCTTAAACAGAAAGGAGCGTGTTATGAAAAAACCATTTAGTTTCGACCAGAGAAGTACAACGGTGTTCTGTTCCAACCCACACTGTGCAAAAGTACGTGGTGCAGAGGGGGTGTCTCGTGCTCCGCTCAAAAAGAATGTTGTTAGTCGCCATGCACCTGGCACACCTATGCCATGTTACGATTGTGCTGTCTATTTCAGGACTGGGAAGAACCGTCACCAAAGAAAGGCAGCCGCTGTAGCAAGAAGAGTAAAACGTACGCTACTGGCTCAGGAAGCAGCATTGAAGGCCAGAGCAGTCGGCGCCTAACCACCTGGGGGACTTCGGTCCCCCTTCCGTATGAGAGGTTAAGGTAAACGAATTGGATTTAACGTACATGCACAAGCATGGCTACCAATGCGGCTTTGGCCTCTCATATGGAATTAAATCTAAGAGAGAGGAGGTAAGTATAATGCATAGTGCCAAATCATTCTTTTGGTTAATGTTAGGTATTGGATTATCAACACTCATAATCCTATTGTAGTTAACCTTTGGGGGCTTCGGCCCCCCAGCCTATGGAAAGAGGAGATATTGATATGGGATTAATACCACGTACAATGGAGGTGATACATAACACTGGCAAAGACGAATGCACTATTAGTGTCATTTACAAAGAAGTTTACCACGATAACAAAGATGGGGAGGTAGTAGAAACAACTGAATTACATGCTGATAAAGGCGGTCACGTTAGACTTTGTAATATATCTGTTACTGAAGTGGGGGATGAAGTGGAATTTGATATCCCCCTTACTCTCGATCTTATTCCAGTACTGTCAAAAATGCTGGCCAAAGTTACCGAGGAGTTAGGGGAAGACATACAAAGGTATGCCTTGGAAGGAGAAGAGTTGGAAAGAGAGTACTTAGAAACACAAAGATGGACACTGGAGGATGTAAAAAGTCTATTTGAATTAGCAGGTGTCTCAGAAGACTTCTGTGTCACAAAGGAAGAAGACAAAATAGTATGCGGGGGTTGGAATAGAGCGTACCTATACCCCAATGGCACAGTCAAGGTCAGCGGGTCACACTCCAGGTTACAGTTCTTGAAGGTCGCAAATGAATTAGGCATAGAATTAACTTAATAGAGGGGAGGTGAAAACGAAATGTGGTACTCTGTGTGTAACATTTTCAGTGGAGTATGGTGGCTAATCATACATCCTTTGGTATCACTCAGTATTATTGTGGGGAGCATTATTGTTATATATATTGTATTGGAGATAATTGATTATATAAACAATAAAGCTTGGGAAAAAGAACTAAAAGCTCGTCGGAAGAATGCCGCAGACTCCTACAAATGGGGGTGTGAAAAGCGTAGTATGTATTGTAATTCCTGCCATAGAAGTATTATTCCTAAACCTGTTAATAATGTTTGGGTATATCATTGTCACAACTGTGGTAAAACTTGGAAAACAAAATGGTAATAGAAAGGAGGTGAAACTAAATGGAAAAACCACGTATTAGATGCTCTTTATGTGGACATATTTGGCAAAAACGGTACATTGAGTATTTCATGGATCGCTGGGTTGATATACTCTGTAGTACTTACTGCCCTAAATGCGGTTCTTATCTTGGCAAACGTAAACGTTATGATAAAAAATGGCGTAAAAAAGCAACTCCATATGTGCAGATGAGAGATAACTGCCTCAACTCCATAGCGTCAGACGATGCTAATTTCTTTTATGAAACTAAAGTATCTGACCAAGAACTCAGAGATTTAAAAGAAATAACTGGTCTTGACTTCTGTTTCCATATTGAACGTGCTTACGTTTGTTCTTACGACCTTGGTTTTTTGATCATTACTGTTAGAGAAGGGAGGTGATAGTGGTGGTCAAAAAGAGATTCGATATCGTATTCTTAATCGGTGTCAAAGCAATAGGGTTCGTCAGTACAGGACAACCTTATTACATCCCAGAACCTATAACCAATACTTTTCGTGGTATGGCCTATATATATCTATGCACTGATAATGATATGTATTCAACCAATAAACTTGAACTGTTTGAAAAGGAGGAATCTAAATGAGGAATGTCCAAAAACACTTGCGACTGATAGAGCGGAAGTACTTTAGAGTATATTACTCCGGTGCTTATGCATTGTGGGAAATAGACTTCGGTCGCACTGGCTATGGTGAATTTGTTATTCTGTTAGGTTGTACTGACAAGCTCGTAAATTGGGTATACTACAAACCCATCGTTTCAAAGACAGAAATCTGGAAAGATGGAATAGCATATTAAGGAGTATTATTATGAAAATCTTATTACTATCATTTATAGTTACTATGACCCTTCTCGCAGTGGAAGCAAGAGTAGTCCCCACACTCGCAGACCCTTCTTGGATATTAGATGAGGAAATTAGAATACTTAAAGAAAAATGTAAGATGAAGTATCCAATAGGATCTTTAAGAATTGATCCAAAAACCTCAAACACCATTTTGAAATGGAAAGGAGGCGATTCATACGGCGAAGTAAAAGAAGGAGAGATATACGAAGAACCTGGATATCCAAAGTATTGTGTAATGTCAGATCTTCAAATAGAACAATTAATGAAAATAGAATAGAAAGGAGATAATACTATGAAAAGCCAAACTAAAGGAGATGTCGTAATAGTAAAAGGCAAGGAAGTTAGAGTGTGGGACTGTAAACAAGATGAAAAGTTGCCCATAGTCTATATAGTTAGGCAACACTCACTATGCGAGAAAGGGGGCGAATTAGAACTATCGGGTGGCATAGTATGCGGAGTGTTCGGGTCTTTAGAAAAGGCCAAACTGTATATAGAAAAACACAACTTCAATGTCTACGAAGAGACCATTGATATGTACGATGGTGAAGAACGGTTTAGCAGATGGTACGATATAGATGAGTACAATATTGAAGTGGACCCCACAAGGATGTCCCCCAGGGACGAGCTTAGAGCAAAAGTACTTCGTGTACTATCAGAGATGTTCCTGACAACAGCTGGCGCATACATGTCAAGGAAGGATAAGTACGAAACAATCACTGACTTATACATGCCGAAACTAATGGATATATGCATGGAGGACTGATATGAAACTTGTAACTTGGTTAGTTATGTTATGTAATCGTAAATGGCAAGGCAGGTTCGATAAGTTGGTATTAGAGGTAAAGTCAGACGGGGTTCCTGAACCAGTACTTGAAGTTAAAGAAGATCCTAACCCAGTAAGTACTGGTCTTGACTCAATATTGGATATCATGGACCAACAGCCCACTCACTTGTCCCATAGATTTCGGGTACGGCCCAGGCACAAAAAGTACAGCACTAAATCTAAACCGTCTACAAAGGAAGAAGCTTTACGAGAAGTAATGGATGAAGAATTCAAACATTTGTCTGAAGGGAGGTGATTGATGCCAGAATGTAAGATAGTGAGGTTTGGTATTAAGTATGGTAAATTCGTTCTTGTATATGAGCGAATAGTGGAACAACCTAAACCAGTAAAACAAATAAAGGAAATTAAACTCAAACAACTTACTCCAGGAGGCGTGGACATCTATGTATAGATAATACGAATAGCTGATGAAGTGTAATCTGCGATTTTTAAAGTCCTTGAATCCTTTAATCTTTTAATACTCGGAGGTAATCAAATGACTATAGTAAAAACACAAGCTAAAGCTAAAAGAAACTTGGACATGTTAGACAAGCGTATTAACCTACTACGTCAAGCAAGGGCCCAATCTGGATTACTAAAGGACCATGCAATTAGTAGGCAAATGCATAAAAGAGCTATAGACGCACGTAAAGCTTTTGATGGATTGGGTGGCCTAATTGATGAACTCGAAGTTGGGCGGTCTATCTGTATGGAAATCCTCGGTGTCAAGAAAGTTCCCATCGTGGTAGAAAAGAAGTTAAAACTTGTAGTAAACAACACAGGAGGTAAGTAATATGTTCTATTGTCATACGTGTGGTAAAGAAAGAGGTTGGCCTATAGATACTTTCATGAAATCTATGGGCGCATGTGAAATATGTGGTAAAAGTGCTGTTTGTAACGATACACCATCAAAATATCTACCAATCCCAAAACAATTAGGGGGCGGTATACAAAACACTCAATTAGGAGGTGACAATGATGAAGAAATTAGTTCAGTGGGTTCTAAGTAAATTGTTTCCCTATAATAAACCTATAACCATTAACGAGTATATCAGTGAAGATACATGGCATAAACAAAAACTCCGTGAGAACGAAGAGTTCTGGGGGAGGCAAAATGGATGGAGGTGTTAAAATGGCAAATCAAACAAACCAACCACAGATAGCAGAGTTTAGGCAGACCCTAAATACCTACACAAAACAGTGGTGTACACCTAAGAAAAAGGTGGGTAACAAATGGGTCCCAATTACTAACCTCAAATACCTCATAACCAAACAAGAAGGCGTTGGTTATGCGCTTTGGAGACTGAGAACATCTATGATGAAACTAAAGTGTGCCACCCATAACCAGCAAATATGGGATTGCCCCAAAATAGGCGTGACTAAGAGGGGCATTTACAACGTATACCATCTTACATGTAGACGATTCAAACACTCCATTAGTGGTGTAATATAGAACTCTAACTATCCCTAAAGGGGGTGATTGATATGCATAGATTACAACATTGGCTTAACCCTCTCCATGTCTATTGTAGACTTAGGAAGGTATTTCCCCGGCGATTATCCAGGGAATTATGTTGGCTTTATGAACGAACCATTTGGAAACAAATAAGGGGGGTAATATCAATAAATAATGCCAAGACGAAATGGAAACAAAAAGTTTAACCAGAAGCGGAATAAAGGTGCTCATCAGAGACATCGTACCACTCGTGGGCACCGACTGATGTCTAAATTCACAAAGTATCATTGGTACGAAAAGGGAGAACAAACATGTACGCAATATGCAATACAAAATCGGGCGATGTAAAGGCAGCTTTGAGTGCGATGAAAAAACAAGGCACCAGTTACCCAATCATTCAAGTAGGGCAAAAGCTCTACAAACAGATGAAGGATGACAATTCCTGTGTTCGTCAAATTGTCAACAGCAAAATAAGAAAGTTCGTTATCAACACAGGCACTGGTATGGTGCATAAGGATGGGTGTACCAAACATGGTAAGAAGACTGTTGAGGCATATCTTGTACGCCCAAAAGATGCAGGGCTACCTTTATGTAGTCTTTGTATGAAGCAATAAACTTAACATGGGGGCTTACCAAGGCCCCCTTATCAGAGAGGGGGTGTAAAATGAAAAATACGTATGTATTTGACTATAACGTTATAGCGAAGTTAGATCCCAGTTATAGACAATACTTGATGGACATAAATCAATATGACGAGGAGGAAAACGTTCACCGCCGTATTAACCAAATTGTACAAAGGGCTGTGGATACAATAGAACCAGATGATAACCCAGCATTTACTAAAGATGACCGCGATATCATTAATTTAGTATCCAACACCAACAGTAATGTATCTACATCAACGCCAAGAGATAGATATAATTTTGAAGAAATTGAGACGCCAGAGATACCAGAAACATTAATATTAAAACCAGAGCTTGAATACCACGAACCAACTGATCAGAAAATGTGCCCACCACAATTTCAACTCTGCCCTCCTAAGAATGTGTTAGGCCCAGGTAGTAGGATATACGAGGATAAGAAGGTATACACCATGACAGCCTGTGGGGTTGGAACAAATCCAGACACAGTAATACTTCACAAAAAGAGTATTTCAATAAGTGGTGATAAAATTAGATACGTAAGAGTTAGTTACTGGTTTGATAGAGTTAGGAATATTACCTCAGAACAATCGCCACAAAACAAAATGCTAACCTATAACAAGAAAACTAGAAATTTGTATAAAATCTACAAAGTTAAATCAGGCACAAAGAATCGTTACAAATACGTAATACACGGCGTTCTTATGAATTATATGTTATGTGCAGCACACATATCAGGAGATAACTACATAGTTCGCAAATTCGTAGAAGAAATAGAAAAGGCTGTTAAATGTGACGTACCTGATGTTTACACCCCACTACTGTCTTATGAAATGACCAGTAACTGGGCCTATCCAGTTGAATTGTTGGTATTACAACACAAACTCGGCAAAAGAGTGGATTGGATTGATCAGGCACTATATATAAAAGCGAGTGCGATACTACATAATAAGTTCTTCTTAACGAAAGATGGGTTAGTTTCTGAGTCAGACCACGACCTCCTAAACAAAGTGCATAGGTCTAAGATTCGTAAATTCATACCGCATTTGAGAAAGTACACAAACTATACGTCCTTAATTGAATCTATATTTGGGAAATTATACACCAAAATACTACTGAAGTTGATGCCGTACGATCCTGATATAATTGTGTACACCCATATAGCATCCCATATAAACGAAAAAAGTATGCCCAAAACAATACACCATCTGTTACATGCTATAATTAACAGTGATTTGGACAATTCTAATAAACGGCATGCCTTAGGAAGTATATACAATGCGTTAAATGATACTGCCGAAGGTCGCCCAGATATAACTGACAAATGGGCTGTTACTGCCCTACGATTCATAAAAAAGGGTCAGCCACCACCAACTGTTTATATGTGGAGAGATATGTACAACATGGCTGAAAGATACCATGTACGTGTTAGACCACGCAAATTCAATGACTTAGATGATGTGCTACAATTTCATACCCACCTTGTTGCTATTCAAACTCGTGACAGACAAGTCTTAGTAAAGTACAAGCATAAGAACTTTCTTACTTTTGATGCACCAAGCAAGTTATATAGTGGATTTCAATTCAAGTTTATTGGTACCCCAGCAGCTCTCGTAGAAGAAGGAGTAGTAATGCACCACTGCGTAGGTGGGTATGTAGACAGATGTTTAAGTGGGCACTCTCTCATATTCTCTATGAGAAAAGATGATGTTGGGTATGTTACTATTGAACTTAATGGTGGGACATATCAGGTAAGACAGCAGTATACCATTGGTGATAGTCTTGTCAACAATAGTGATATATGTGGTATCATTAACGCATGGCAACGAGATGTAGTTAAAATGCACAAAGACGATAAGGAGAGTTACTATGAGTTATGTAACCCTTCCAATAAACCTTTAATCAATGACGACAGTGCGGCCACGCCAATCGATAACCCAGATGGGATGGACTGGCTTTGTGGTATAGAGCCTACAGCAGTAGCATTCTAAAAAGGAGGTAGTATGATAAACAAATACACCTACATAGATGAGGCAAAGATGTGGGTATGCAATGATTGTGGAGCATTTGCTTCTAAGAAAGAAGAAGTAGTCCACCACACATCTTGTATACCCGGTGAATCGGAGAAATGGGAAAAAATCTATTCAGAGAAAGGAGAATAATTATGCAAGTAACACACAATCACGAAGGTAATGTAGAAATACATTTGGCTGGAACCCCAGTAAATGGTACTGGAAATCCCCACTATGGTGAAGGTGTTATAAGTTTAACCCCATATGGTGCCAAAAGGTTTGCGTACGAACTATTACTGGAAGCCACAGATGCAGAATGGTATAAATCACATTCTGGAGATGGGGGCGACATACAACGTATGATGGAAGGGAAAATGCCACTTCCAACCGAGAAACCAAAAGAAGAGGATACACCACCTACAATTAAAAAAGAGGAACTTATAAAAAAGATTATATCATATGTGTACCCCACTACCCAAATACACGGTGGTTATATCACACCTGAAGAGTATGTGGTAGATCTTGCCAAATATTTTGCAAATGAACTGTTTGACAGAAGAATGAAGATAGAATCTTTACCTCTTATTGCGGAATTGGCCCGTATTCTCCACAATCTGAAGGAAATAGATTATTAGTCGTTAATAGGGCTGGACTACCTAACCTGTCGGGTTCTAAACTCCCATAAAAAGTGACGAGGTAGTAAACTAAACTTGGAGGTATTACAATGGAAAATCAAGTACAGAACAACAAGAGTGTGAATTATGCGTTTAAGATAGTCGGTTATTTAGGTCACGACAACAAACTGTTTGACAGGACTTGTCCTGGATGTAAGGGTATGTACTCTTCTCATGAATTGAGCAACTGTCCTAAATGTGGTCTGTTGTTAACCTATCTCACCAGTCCAGATGGTAAAGCTTTAGCAATCTCTGAAGGCACTGTTTACCCCGCTTTCGGTCCCAAACAGGACAAACGAGATGCTGATGCTATTACCAACCGAACAAATGGTATGTTCCCTGTATACAGGTTCAAACTGTTCTCATTCATGGATGACTATGGAGTACTCGTTCCTCCAGCAGAGCATAGTAGGTGCCGTAAGGGGGCTAAGGTAGAGATACTCACTATGAACCATCAGTTAGTTCCCTCATGGTTCCTGGCCAAAGACAAGACTCCAAAGGTCGAGCTCTTGATAATGGTGTACACCAATTATGGTGACTCTATCAAAGTACTTACTGAACAAGAGTATGCCAATAAGGTAGTGTATCACCCGTTAAATCCAGACGGCACGCCTGCTCCTTTGACAACTGGTGGTAATGCACAAGCTGAAATACAAGCCAAGTTGGCAGTGCTTCAAGCGCGGATAGATGAGCTTCAAGGGGTTACTGCCTCAGTACCCACACCGGGCATGCCTGTTGAGAATACCCCACAATGGACAAATCATAGCAAGGTAGTTGGTAATGTCCAAGACCCTTTCGCAAAGGCTAAGTAATATGAGTGGTCTAAAGCCAATTTGTATTGGTAAAGGGTGTTACGTAACCGGTCAAGATGTCCAGCCAGTACAGCCAGTACTGAATAGTGGCCAAGCTCGACCAGAACAGTGTAATAGCTAACAGCCTGCATAGCCAGGCGTAACAGTCGGTGATGTCCAGCCAGTAGAACGGCCATACGCAATTAACAGCAACAACAGCCAAGTTAGGAGGTGCAACATGCCAGAGAAAATGACAATTGACAAGATACGACACAAAGGCCCAGTCACATACATCACTACAAAAGCAATAGATGGCCAGATCACGCGCCACATGATCTGCTGGTGGACTCCATCAAACAAATCAATACTTAAAGCCCTAAAGAACGGCGACACGTTAGTAACAGACCCAATAGCCAGGATAGTACAACAGCCTTAGCGGCTCTAACCGCGAATGAACTAACAGGAGGTGTATTATGCCAAATTTAGTGAGAGCATCACGAAATATGATAGAGTTCATAGAGCAAAACGAGGTGGTCCATAAGTACGAGGATGACTTCAGCGAGAGTGGTGAATACTCTCAAGGCCAAAAGCTTGAAGAACTAATGGAGGAATTGAATGAAGCAATAGACGCAAGCACAGAACTACCAGATGTAAGGCATGCTCAAACACTGATAAGCAAGTGTTTTGACACAATGTTATCACAAAACACCGAGGCAATAGATCAACTAACAGCCTCATTTAAGAAACTGCCCTAGCAGCTCTAACCGCATATAAACCAGCAAAACGGAGGTAACAAAATGGATATTGTACAAAAACCAAACGTTCACATCATCGACAACAAAGGTGCCCCACCAGAGTTAGTCAGTATAGCTCAGAGGGCAGGAGCTGAATGCGCAATCATTAAAACAATAGTATTTGACGCATTCATTGGCAAATTGAAAGGTAGTTTGGGCGCTTTTGACCCCAACAACGGCATTGTCATCATTGACATGGGTAATTGTGTTAACAGCAGAAGCTGGATGAAAAAGGGAGTTATGTATATCCCTAATGTCTGGTTCAATCTGGTCTTTGCTTTATTCCACGAGGTGGCCCATGCATTCCAATTGGAAGAAGACCCAGAGCTATTGGACTTTGACAAGTTGCCGCAAGAGTTCGAGGATGAAGCTAATACAATTGCCGAAGACTCGTTACTTGAATGGGCAAAAGAGGGAGTCATCCCAAGGCTCAATGAAATGAATTGGGTGGGCGAACAGATCAAATCACTACTTAACAGACTGTACGCCCAAACCCCGCATGAGGTGGTTGACGAAATGGCAGTGGAAGGCACTACGGCAGTAGCCAATGCCATGCATGCCGCTCTTGTCAACCAACAATACGAAAACAAGGAGGACATGCTTGCACTATTCGACGCAATTGATGACGGGTACGTAGGAGTAATTGTTAACAAAAAGAGATACTTCACCGCCTACGATGCCATTAACACAACTCACCAAGTCAAATTTAGGAGGTCACATGACGAACCAAGAGAAGATGGACATTCTGATGGGGATTTACAACAATCTGTTTCAGAGCAAGCAGAGTAACACTGACATCACCAAGGTAAATATCATCACCAACATGGGTAAATTCCCAGGGCGATGGTTTGTGAGTCAGACGCTTAGGGGTTTTGACGTAGACATCAACGCTGGTGATAAGATAGTCCAAATCCGGTGCCTCGAACAGAACCCCAACAAGACAGACAACTTAGGCAACCTAAAGCCGAACGCCAACTTGGCACGCCTGGGCCACAAAATCATGTGGGTAATCGATCGTAAAGGTAGTTGGCTGGGAAGAATTCAGGATGGTGCATGGGTACCTGCCTTTGAGACTGCTACTAAACCGGCACAATATAACTATAACGCGCCGGAGCACGAGGCACGGGTAGATGCCGCATATGGCCACATTGATCAAGATATCAATGATCCTAACTTTCACGGCATTCCTGGCACATCGGGCACTCCAATGGCAAATCTGGCTATCGAGAATGCAATGCCACAAAACTTGCCAGAAATTCCCAGTAACGCAGATATCCCCGAGTATGTGCTACAGTCTGTCTCGGAAATGGAGGAGCCACCTGATTGGGGGGACTATGAGTAGATGGATAAATGCCAATTACGGCATAGTCAGATCGGTGTCACATAATGGGAGCACGATTACCATAGTGGCACCACGCGGCGGCAAGTTCGAGTGCAAAAATGAGGGATTTGAGATTGGACAAGAAGTTTGCTTCATTCTTGACGCCCTCAACCGGCACATCGTTAAGGTACTGCCCAAAGAAGTAGCGGACATGCAGGCCTTACTTGGATTAAACCCAGACTTGCAGGAAGTTATGCAAGATGAGCCCCTGGTAGGCATAGAGGGCCCACATACGGAGGAAGCATTATATGGAAAGATTATTGATGTCGGTAGTAAAGGATATAGCGCTGAGAGCTACGTTGATATCCTCAGTGGAATTACTGGAGAACCTCTTGAAAGAGAAGAAGATGGCGATTGGCCAGGCGATCAACTTTAAAACTGCCTTCGGTATGAGAGTAGACGTGATAATCAATCAAGTTCAAGATGACAAGCCTCTGCTGTTCGTCTATACCTACTCACTGGACAGCCTAGTATTCAAGGCCTGGCTTGAGTCAGACGAGATAGCGCCATTGTGCGAAGGTCCTTTGGCATTTACCTCTAAGGGAATACAATTCATGGTTGTTGGCGGCGCTAAGAAATGGGATAAGACGGCCTTCTCGATCGATGACGCAGACGGTGAAAAGATATTCCTTCAGTTAATCAAAGAAAGTGCTGTATTCCACGTACACAGGGACTTGTTCGCAGGCAAGGAATGGGAAGTACTGCTGGCTATTGACGAAAGCAGCCCCCCATTCTAAAGGCAGCCTTGATGGCAGCTCAAACCTTTTAATTGAAAGAATTTCAGAGTTTGGACGAGTAGGGTGTATGCAACTAAACGAACTTTCACCCCATTTATTAACATTTTTATTATTACGGAGGTAACATCATGATAGACAGTATGGTAAGTTTAAGTAACGTTAGAGTGGCAGGAGCCCCAACATTCTTCCCGGCAGATGACCCTAAGAAACACAGGTGTCTGATTACTGTTATTAAGAATCGCGGGAAAAACCAGCAGGGTGTTGAACTGACCGACGAATTCACGCTTGTCTACTGGGGAAAGTATGCTCAGACGGCAGCGCTGTACCTGGATAAGGGCAGAGCGATCAACGTGGATGGTGTGTTGAGGTCATATACGGTCGATACAGGCCGCATCAAACCCAATGGTAAGAAAGAACTGAACAGGACCACTTCGATACATGTGAAGGGGTTCGAATTCTCCGCCGACAGTTTGAAAGCCCTGTCCAAGAGAATCGGTGGAAACATGGCCGCTATCCAAGCCGCGAAGGAAGCTGGCACCAGGGATCCGAATGCCCCGATGACGCCAGAGGAATTGCTCGTGGTTAAAAGGCAGCCTGCCTACGATTACAATCCCACTACCGCCGCGCAAACTGGTCGTTACGGTAATGCCCAAGTTTACATCAAGGGCGTAGGTATGCTCGTTGCTGGAAGTCCCGTGCCTGCTGGTGCTCCAATGACTAGCGTTCCGGGAACTCCGGCAGATACGGCTGCTCAACTTGCACGGATGCAGGCCGAAATGAATGCTCTTACGGCGGCTGCGGCTGCTACAGCTGCTGGTGCTCCAGTTAATGCGCCGGTTGCTGGGACTGTTGGGGCCGATGGTCAGCCCATCAATCCTTTCTAAGAGTAATCTAATGTAGTATCCCTATTTCGTCCAATACAGGGTCAGCCTCTTAATTGGGGCTGGCCCTATCTTTTTTCTTATATACCGAATTTTTTTACTCGTATACCTTTTTAATTTTTAATACCCGCATTCTTTTGGAGGTAGGATCCATGTTTAAAGTTATCCTGATAGGATCTATATGTTTGTATTTACTACTGTATCATTTCTGTACGGTAGCTTTGGCTGGGCTCATATGCGGGGGGATTTATTTGTTGCTGCACTTTGATCTGGTGGCTGTTGGTTCTAAGGACCGCGAGTCTGATTTAGTAGAGGAAGAGTTGTATGTTACAGAAGAAGAAAGAGAAAAGGAGGCTAATAAAGAAGCAGAAAAGAAAATGAAGCCTGGGTACAAGAAAGACCCGGAGTGGGAGCGGATAAGCAGGCAATTACAGAAACAAGTGGAGGAATCACGGAAAAGAGAGGAGCAAGAGATGCGTTTGGAAGACCTTACCAATGAGGTTGTCTAAAGTGAAATCATTTATATCGAAAGGATTTTTTGATCGCCGGGAACAAAATCAACTGATCGAGTCCATTATGAAGCATATCTGGAACAAAACAAGTTATTACGGAGGTATACGAATATATCGAGAACTAAATCACTCTTTTCGTCCATTTTGGCAATTTTGAAGGTGTTTTAGTCTATCTGGGGGAATTAGGTGGGTTATATCCTTTCCACACCAAGGACAGTGATATGGTACAGTTGGTGGCATCATCCTAACCGAATTTTTTTTCTCAGCGGGTGATTTACCCGGCTTTTTTACTAATGTAGTAATATAATCTATAAGTACATTACTCATAGTAGTATCTTTACTGATACAGTACTGTTTGAATCCGTACTGTAATTCATCTTCGATTCTAAACTGGCATATCTTTTTCATTGTAATCCTCCTTGTAGCTACAGATTACTTTTGTAGCTACAACTTGTAGCTACAGATTTATTTTGTAGCTACAGACTGTTTATTTGTAGCTACAACTCTGTAGCTACAGACTATTTGTAGCTACAACTGTAGCTACAACTATATTATAGAACACAAACTGCTTTTTGCTAGATACGGGGAGAATATAATGCTTACTTTATTGGCGCTTGGATTAATATTACTAGCACTGAGTCGCTCTACACCTCTAAAGAGAAATAAAAGGGATGAAACAAAGGAGAAAAAGGAATGAGAACTATTATATTACTTATTGTATTTACTGGTAATTTCCCTGACTGGGTGTGGCAGGTTACATGCATTTGGTGGAGCTTATCCTGTCTCAAATGGTGGATAATGGTGTATAAGTCCATAAAAACCGATAATATATGGATAATTACATAAGGAGGAATAATGACTGGGGCAATAGTACTATTAATATTCCTATTTGTACTGGGTGTAGGTATAAGTACTATACTGTATGTATCCAGAGACACTACACATTTTAATCTGATGTCTGGATGGAGTCTGTTTGCATATATAGTATTTGCTATTGCTGTACTGACATGTATAGTAGATGCTATTCCAACAAATTAACCGATCGTTTTTATCGATCGATGCGTCGATCGGCCAGTATGTGTGTTCGATCGAGACCATATAGTATATAAATACATACAGTATAAGAGATCGGCCAGGTACAAAAGTAGATGAGTAATAAATGAATAATAAATGAATAATAGAAGAGTAGTAGATGGAAGAGAGGTGGAGCAGTATGATAATATACTAATAAATACATACAGATAGAAGAACAACAGTAGAACAACAATAGAACAACAGTATATCAATAATACAGTACATACATATAGAAAGTAGTGTAAGGGCAGTATGTAGCACAGAAAAAGAACGGAGGGTCAATATATGCAAAACAAATAGTAATAAACATACAGTAATACAGTAGTAAGGAGGGCGGCAGA